AAGATTATCATACTATGGTTCAGTATTTCCAAAATTTGGAGGATGACAAATTATTTGCTTATGAAAATTATGCAAGTATGTCTCCATCTACTGGAACTTATGATTTTAATAGTTTAAAAACACGGTCTATTTTTCAGTATCAAGTACAAAAAGCTAATATGGCTTTTATTGAGAATGTTAAGCACCGTGATGTTGTTGATTCATATAAAAATTAATTATTATGGCTAATAAAGTTTTAGGTATGCATCGCCTTAAGAACAAGGTAAATCGTAATGCTTTCGATTTGTCACATCGCCACATGTTTACCGCACAAGTTGGTGAATTGCTGCCAGTATTTACTCAGTGGGTTAACCCTAATGAGACTTTTAAAATTGGGTATAATGGTAAAACTCGTACTGCTGCCCTTAACACTGATGCGTTTACTCGTATTCGTGAAAATATCCAGTACTATTTTGTTCCTTTTCAGTCTCTTTGGAAATATTTCGAGCAGCAGGTTAATAATTTGACTAAAGGTGATGCAGGACAGAATATTTCTAAGTTTGCTAGTAGTTCAACTGAGGCATCAAGTATTTCAACTTCTTTGCCTTATATTTCTTATGTTGATTTGGGTAAATGGTTGAACGAAATGATTGCACATGCTTTAAACGCTTGTGGTTCTTATTTTGTTTCCAATCCTTTGGTGAAAGATCGTTCTGCAGTAGGTTTTAAGGAGTTTTGCGATTCTAGCTCTGATTTTTCAGATGTTTTTGTTTGTGATGGTTATCGTTATTGTCGGTCTGCTAAATTGCTTATGGCTTTAGGTTATGGCAATTTTGATACTATTATTCAGTATGACATTTATTCTTTGGCTGAATCTTATGTTGCAGATGGTAATGAATGGAATATAGGTCGTTTTGGTATATCTGATTATTATGTCAAATTTGGTGCTAATGAGTCAAATATTTTAAATAGTCCTAATCTTTCGATTTTGCCTTTGTTGGCTTATCATAAGATTTGCAATGACCATTATCGTAATGAAAAGTGGCAGCCTTTCGAACCTTGGACTTGTAACATTGATTATTTGTCCCCTACAGATAATATGAACGCTAAATCGTTTATATCTTCTAGTTCTTTCACTAAGTTGATGACTACTATAATTGATTTGGAAAATTCTAATCTTCCTATCGATTATTTTACTTCAGTACTTCCTCGTGCTCAATATGGTGATGAGTCTGCCGTTCCTATTGGTTTGGATAATACTGACGCTACCTATATTGTTAAAGATTCTGCTGACCCTTCTAAGGGTGTTCTTTTTGGTATGGCGTCTCATACACCAAATGATACTTTGGTTAAAGCTGACGAAGCCCCTACTCCTACAGATGGTTCCTATGCAACTTGGATCCGTTCCTCTTCTACAGGTGATGTTCTTCTTGGTTTTAAAGGTAAACTTTCTGCTGCTGGTTCTTCCTTGAAAATCTCTGCTTTGCGTTCTGCTACCGCTTTACAGAAATATAAGGAGATTCAGAATAGCAACGACCCCGATTTTGCTAATCAAGTCTTGGCGCATTTTGGAATTAAGCCAAAGGTTGATGCTCGTACATCTATCTTTATTGGTGGTGATGACAAAACTTTAAGTATTAATCCACAAGTTAATACCAATTTTCTTGATGGTGGTCAACCGGATATTAAGGCTATCGGTGTCGGTGATTTGTCTGCCGGCTGCAAGTTTACTGCTACTACTTATGGCATGATTATTGGAATTTATCGTGCAGTTCCTCAGCTTGATTATGCTCACGTCGGTATTGATCGTAATTTGTTTAAGGCAGATGCTTCGGATTTTCCTATTCCGGAATTAGATAGTATTGGTATGCAAACGCAGTACCGTTGCGAATTAAGTGCTCCGTTAATTGGTACCTGTAAAAAGGTTGTTCCATTAGCTGTTGACCAACCATATTCTTTGGATATGTCTTTAACTTATGGTTATGCCCCACGTTATGCTGAACTTAAGAGTGCTCGTGATTACTTTGAAGGTGGTTTCTGTGGCGCTTACAGTAGTTGGGTTACAGGTTATGACCAGTCTTTTCTTTCTCGTTGGCGTCGTAATTTAGGTAGTACTTCACTTGCTAATTATGGTAGTATTGATGATTTGTTCAAGTGTCGTCCGTCTTTGCTTTACCCAATTTTTGTTAATCAGTGGTCGGGTACAGTTAATGATGATAAGTTACTCATTGGTAGTGTTAACACTTGCGTTGCAGTCCGTCCATTTAGTATGTACGGTTTGCCTTATTCAAAATAATTTAAATTTGTTTGATTATGAAAGCTAAAAATAAAGTTGTTTATGTACCACCCGTTTATGAGGAAGTACAACATGAAGTAACTTCTGTTGATGATAAGAACAACCCTTTGCGTACTTCTTTTCATACAGATGTTTCTTTGTTGCAGCGCATAGATAATATGCGTGCTGATGCTCAGACGTTGCGAGAAATTAAGGAATCTTTGCAGCCTATGATTGATTCATCAAATTTCCGTTCTCAGTTTGAAGAAACTTTCGGCTCTTTGACTGATGATGAACTCATCAACTCTTGTCCTTCTCGTTATGTACAGACGGCAAGCGAAAAAATGTCTTATCTTAAAGAACTTGCTGCTAAGGATAAAGACGTTCGTGATAAGGCTGCTGCTGCTCTTAAGGAGAAAGAGGAAAAAGAAAAGGCTGAAAAAGAAAATGCTGATTTTCAGTCTCGTTTAATGGACATTTTTAAGTAGTTTTGCCTATGTTGTCTAATATAATTTTAAGGAGTACTGCCGCTTTTGGCGGTGCTCCTTTTCGCTTAAACAAATGCACTGCCTTAACTTCTGCTGCTGCTGGTGCTGCTGGTGGTTCTGCTGCTGGTGTTGTTCCTGGTGCCCTAGTTGGTGGTGCTCTTGGTGTTGCAAGTTCATTGCTTGGTGGTCTTTTTGGAAATCATAATACCAATAAGATTAACCAGATGAATTATCGTATCATGCAAGAACAGAATCGCTTTAATGCTGAAGAAGCTAAGAAAAACCGTGATTGGCAAGAATTGATGTATCGTATGTTTGGTACTTCATCTGCTAAGGCTAATGATATGCGTGCAGCAGGTCTTAATGCTCTTCTCGGTGATGTCTCTGCCAGTGGAAATGTTGGTAGTGGTTCTGCTGCTACCGGTGCAGAATCTGCTCAAATGATGCCTACAGATTATTCATTTTTTGGTGATGCTGCTAATCGTGGTTTGGCTGCTTATAACACTACACGTTCTGTTGATTCGTCTGTTTCTTTGCAGAAATCACAAGAGAATGTAAATAAGTCTATTGAGGGTGTTAATATAGCTCAGAAAGGTCTTATGGAATCTCAAACTGATATGCAAAAAATGACCTATAAATTTGCTATGGATACCTATCAGAATAGGTTATTGCAAGAACAATTTAAAGCAGAGTTGGCAAACTGGCAAGGTTTTGATGCTATGTATGATGCCCGATTAAAGGCTTTCAGTCTTTACAATGTTATGCCACAAGAAGTTGAAAAGAATGTTGCTCAAACTATGTCTTTTTATGCATCTGCCTTTCGTGATATTGCTGCCGGTAAATATACTCTCAAGCAAACCGAAAATTATGGTAAGTGGTTGTCTATTCAGCAAACTTTTGCACATGCTGCTACTGTTCAAGGTCAAGCCGCTTTGATGCAAGGTCGTGCTGCTATTACAAATGCTAATGCCAATGCCAGTTACCTTAAACAATTAGGTGGCTATTATGGTGCTTTGACTTCGGGTCAACGTATGTCTAATGATATGCAACGTTATTATACTGATTTTATGCTCGGTAAAATGCCTATTGGTAAGGCTGAAAGCATTTTGCGCCAAACACCTTATAAGCATTTGTTGGATTTGAATATTCAACAAAACGAGTGGTCTTTAAACAAGTTGATGCAAGAACCCGATTTGATACGTTCTCTGAGTGGTATGTATAAATCAGAAACATCTTATACTAATAAGCGTGTTGATAGTTATGATACTGATAAAATCTTCGAACGTGGCGAATCTGTTACACGTATGTTTAAGAACGTTTCAGACGGTATTAGTAACTTTACCCCTAAGCCTAAGTTTAGCAAAGGTTCTTCTACAGGTGGTGAACCTACACCACCGCCTAGCGGTAAATCTTGGCTTGATGCGTATCGTGAAAACCCTAACTATAGTCCTACAGGCTATAAATAATAAATTGGGCGCAAAGGTTATTCCCTTGCGCCCTTTTTGTTACTTCTCTACTTTAATCAATATCTCTATTATCTTTCGGTTTCCTTCATCTGTTTTGTCACTTTTATAACAATATAGACTGCCTACTCTTACTTCTGTTGCATATCCTCTTTCTCTGTACTCATTTTGTACTATATCGAACAAATAATGTAGTGCATTTCTTCTTAGTCTGAAGAGCTCGCCCATACCAAAGTATTCAAACTTTTGCTCTTTGTCTGCATTGTCTGCAATTGACCTTCCGTAATAATTCAATTTATACATAGTTGTAATATTTAAATGTTTGACTTATTGTTCAATTTTTAGTATTCCGTAACCAACTGCTAGTAGACTGTTAATTACGTTCTCCTTTTGGCTGTCTTTTACTGTTATCTGTCCTTTCCCGTTTACATTGATGAATTTAATTGTAACCATAACTAATACTATTTAATTGTTATCTGTAAAGAGACTTTCTCTTTATCTATTGCAAAGGTACGAATTTTCTCTGAAACTACCAAATAAATTAGTTAAATATCTGTT